ATCCATCGCCTGAATGTTCACGATGTAATCGGAGAGGAGATAGGCCTGGTTCATCCAGAAATTGAGGAATCCGGACGGCGGCTTTTGGGTCGGTTCCCAGCCGTTGTTCTTTCGGCCTTGCGTGGGCTCGATCTTGTTCGGGTCGCCATCCCATGACTTCGCGGGTGCATTGAATACAGCGCTTGTCGCCCAGTTCGCGTCCCCTTGTGGTCGTCCCATTGGTTACCCCGTCGATGGGCCCAGGGCCCTGGAAAACTCACCGTTCCCCGTTCCCGGGGTTGTAGCACTGTCGAACCCGCTATCGGCGTCGAAGACATTGTCATCCCCAACCCCGTCTGCGAAATCGAATCGATTGATCTCCGCTGCCGTGAGCGTGACGATCACGTTCGCCCGGACGCCTGCCAAGGTCGCGTCTTGGATCAGGTCATTCAGGATCTCTTCGGGAAAGATGAGTTGATCTGTAATGAGAAGCTCGAAGCCAGCCGGCGGAAGTGATTCGAACTCGATTTGACCCAGTGGCGGCTCGTTCATCGCGGCGACCGCGACGGCGATGATGTCGGGTGCGGTCCCCTCCGACTTGTTCGCGCGGACACGGGCCCGGAGCAACGGCCGATAGTCGTCATCGGAGAACCCCTGGCGTTCCTGACGGACGATGTCGCCGATCCCGTCGAGCTGAACGCCTTCGCCGGCGTCGATCGTTCGAAGCGTCGCGAGATCCCAGAGCGCGTCCTCGAGGAGCTGGATCTGATCGATGTAGATGCAGAGCAGATCATCGAGTCGCGGCTTCCCGACGTACTGAGCGATCAGCCGGGCGCGCCCCTGGAGGATGTGTTCGATGTCCTTCGAGAGCGGCGCTTCAGGGCTGGCCGCCGTGGGCTTATCCGTCAGCGGCGGGCAGATCGTGATCCGAGATTTGCTATCGAGGAGGACAAGAACCGACATTTTAGGCCGCGTCCATCCAAGTGCGCGTCATGCCGCCTCTTTCCGTAGGGCAAAGCTCAGCGCGCGGAAATCGAACGTGTGCCCGGCTGCTAAGCTTGCGAGGACAGCGATCCCGATACGATCGCACGCAAGACTATTCCACGTCGCGCCCGGCGCACCTCCGACAGCAGTCTGGTCCTCGCGAATAGTCAACTCTTGGGAGGGCGACGCGCCTTTGACGACCTGAAGCCACGTCGGCGGCGCCCCCGCCTGCTTACCTGCATGTGTTTTGTATTCATGCAGGCTTGCCTGTGGCTCGCCTTTGGTTCCGAGAGTGACACCCGTTGTCTCAACTCCATTGTCGACACGAGACGCGACGCCGTTGATGGCATTCTGGCAATGCGCGTGCCCATGGAATGTGCCCGATACGTCACACAGATACGCCGGTCCCACCGCGACGGACGCGGAGGGGATCGTCAAGTCTTGCACGTAGTCGAACGATCGATTGTCTTTTGATATTGCCTCCGGTTCCCATGGCGGCGTGGCTGCGAGCAACCAATAGATCGTCGCCGCGCCGGCGGTCGCCGTGAACTGAAGACGTAGAACGTTCCCGCTCGGCGCCAACGGGTCAGCAACAACGGATAGCGACGGCGCCGACCACCCGGACGGGAGAAACGCGGGACTCGCCTCGAACTGGCTAGTGTCGATACCGTTCCACTTCATAAAAAGCGTATCGCCTCCGCCGCCTCCGCCACCCGCTGAGATGCCCATCAGGCCCAACCCACCTGAAAGAATGCGTCGTTCGCTCCGGCAAGCGTCAGCGTGTCGGGCGTCGTCGAAAGGGCAACGCCGAGGCCGCTGGTAAGCTCGATGCCGAAGACGCCGACGTCAATCGATGCGAAGCCACCGCCGACGCGCGCTCTCCAAATGGGAACGTCCGTCGCGACCGGGGCGATCGTTGTGTTGAAGAGCATCAGCCAGGTCGGATCCGCTGCCCCGACGGCGGTTATGACATCGGCTTGGTAGATGCGCCTGGCCGCCGCCGAGATAAGGATGGCGACCTCGCCGGTCCCGGCCGTCGCGAATCTCGTCAGAACGCCGGCGCCGACTTCCGGATCGATGACGACGCCTTGGACGACCCGGTTCCCGGCGTCCAGGAATCCCTTGATCGAATCGCCGGAGGCGTCGAGCTGACGGGTTACTGATGTAGCGGTCGCGGACATCGTTTCAGCTCCTCAGGGGACAAATACGGAAGTAGCTACCACGATCCGGGTCGTGTCGAGGATCGCGAGCTCGCGCGCCGCGATGACTTCATTCACGGTCGAGCTGGGGGAGACGGCTCGGCCGACTTGGATTTCTGTCACATCTTCGACGCCTGCGATCGAGAAGATCGGGACGTTCAGATTCGAAAGGACGACGTCTCCGCCGACGATGTAGCTCGTCGCACCGAAGAGCACGACAGCGGCCTTCACGAGATCGTCACCGTTCGAAGGGTAGTCGGCGGGCGTGATGTCGATGTCGATTTCGAGCCAGATCAGGACGTTCGTCGGGCGGCTGAAGTTCGAGGCCTGAGTGAATCCCTGGTCATCGATGACGGTCCCGGTGATTGATCCGATCGTGCGGATCCCGCCGCCCACCGTGGCGAAGAGCGCTTCGCGAACGTCAACGTCTGCCCCGCCCAGAACGATCGCCTCGACCGAATGAGGCGGGAGTCCGTTCACGTCGATAGCGTCGCCCGGATTGTGAAAGACCGTGACGCTCGTCACGTCCTCGACCGCGAGGAGATCGGCGCGGATCGCGTTCACCGTTCCGGAGCCGGCGAGGGAAAGCTCCTGTTCGCGCCTCAGCCGAAGCTGGGCATCGGTGTCGATCTCGGTGCCGATCTCGGCGTCCAGGGGATTCGTGACCGCCGTCCATCCAGCGATCGGCGTGGAGATCACCGCGATCGTTCCGGCGTTCGCTGCGGTGGCGCCGGCGAACTCGGCCTCGGCCTCAACTGGGACGACTGCTGGCGATCCCGTGCTGTTCGTGGCGTCGGCCGTCGTGACCCATCGGTTCGTCGAATCCCCGGTGACCTCAGCGATCGAGCCCGTCGGGACGGTGACGCCCGCATTCAGGCTCAGGTCGAGCGTGACCGTTCCCTTCGTCGCCGCCCGGCGGAAGGTCCCAGTGATCGAGCTCACCCCATCGAGACCGAAGTCGCTCGCCGTGTCGGGGTACTGATTCGCGTTGACGGCCTCGGCGAGCTCCCATTCCTCCCCGAGCTTGTCCGCGAAGATGCCGTTCAGCTGACCGATCGGCGTCTCACTCGAGACGTCCATCTCGGGATCGATCAGCGACTTCTGGCTCGCCTCGATCTCGCCGAGGATGTCCTGAACCGTCTTCCGATTGAATCCCGTAGCTGTCAGTCCGAACGACATCAGACCCCCAAAATGAAATCACTGAATACCAGGGGCTCGGACCCATCGTCGAGCGCCGCTCGGAAGTCGAGCCTCGAAGTCCGGTCCGCGTTGATCGTCAGCTGAAGTTCGTCGACGCTCGCGATCCCCGCCGTCGTGAGGATGGTCTGTCGGAAGATCGACCGGATGGCCCGGCTGTTCGGGTTCTTCACGAGGATCCGCTGATAGAACGGGAGCCCCTGCCGGCGGTCGAGGAACCATTCGGCGAGGAAGAACTTCAGGCGGTTCCGAAGTTTCTGGGCGATCGCGGTCGATGACCGGGGCACCGTGAACGTGAACTGGTGATTCGTCAGGCGGAGATCGCCCTCGATCAGATTGTCGGCGTCCACGCTTTCGACGAGCTCCAGATTCATCAGGTCCCCTTGACCGTATCCGAAGCGGTCGCTCCAGGCCACGTGGTCAGCGCTGCAAGGATAGCCGCCTTGAAAGCGGCCCCGCCATCGCCTGTCGTCGTTCCCGCCCCGGAGATGGCCGCGAGGAGCGTCGTCAGCTCGGCCTGAAGCCTGTCGTCGCGGGTGAGTTTCGTCGATGCCCCGGCTGGCATCTGGATCTCACCGGCATTGTTGATCTCGATGACGTAGGCCCCGGCCGCTCCGAATCGCATCTGATCGTCGGAGAGGTCGCCATCGGGCAGAGCGAGCGAAGAGGGGAAGACGCCCGGGACGAACTCGGCGCCTGATAGGTCGTGACGACGGGTGTCCCCCGGATCGACCTGGTCGCCGATCGAGCGCCATCGGCCGATGCTGTATTCGTGGAAGATGAGCGAACCGAAGTCTCCCTCCTTCACGGGGAAGTGGATGAAGAACGCGCCGACTCGAGGGAAGCGGACGGGGACACACGGGAGAACGGGGAGCTCCTCGGCGACGCGTGAGCCATCGCGACGGCGAAGGACCCGCTTCAGCTGAGGCCGGATGTTGGCGACCTGTTTCCCCTTGTCATAGGACTCGACGCGCCCAGGCATCGCGGTGTGGACATCGACCAGCTTCGAGTCGAGCGCCTGGCCGATCATCGTGGCCAGGTCCGGTGAATCGGTGATGAGATCGAGAGCCATCAGGTCGCCGCCTTCGCCTCGATGTCGACGAACCACTCGTTCGCGCCCACCGAGGTATCGCCAGTGTACGTCGCCTTCTGGACTCGGAAGAATCCGGAGACGAACTCGCTGAGTAGCTGGACCTGTCGACCCGGGAAGATGCCCGGGATCAGGAGCGCGCGGGCCGACACGACGCCCTCAGAATCGACTGAGGGGCTCTCGATGAGACCCGTATCCGAGCGGAGGACGACGGCTTGCTCGGGCAGGTTCTGGCCGCGCCGAAGGATCTGGAAGTTCTGATCTTGAACGCTCAGCTCCGCGCCGGCGGCCGTGACGAGGCCTCGCAGGATATCCATCGCGTTCCCGCTGACGACGGTCCCCTCGGGAAACTCGGCTCCGTTCCCCTCGAAGTCGAGCGAGTTCCGCGTGAGCTCGGTCAGATTCCCGAGACCTATCCCGCCCTCTCCACCCATGACGCCGGCGACGGTTTCGATCACGCTATCCAGGAGGGTCCCGGGACCGAACGAGCGGTTGATCCGGCGCTGCCGCGCCGCGCGCTCCCCATCCGCCCCCTCGATGGTTGTGATGATGTCGACGCCGGAACGCATCGATGAGGCCTTGCGCTTGTCGCCGACGAAGATCGTCGAGAGGCCGCCCTCGGTCTGGTAGCCGGCTTCGAGTTGGATCTGCTGGATCTCAGTCTCTTCGATCTGGGTCCGGCTCTGCTGGCTCAGATTGAAGATCCGGATCTCAGCCGTGTTCGGCGATCGGTCGAGGGTCTTCTGAATCGTGAAGGCGAAATCGACTTCAGTGAATCGAAGCGCCTGGCTCGACCCGATGCCTACCGTGAGAGCGGCTGATCTGCCGAAGAGGCGTGGCATTCACGCCGCCGCCTCGAGGGGCTCGTCCTCGGGGAAGTAGAAGAGGAGCACACG